CTCTTGAAAGGAGAATGAACGGTGTCGAAGTATTTGAGCAGCTACACTTCGGGTAGTCTCAATTTTAACACACATATTCACCATTTCAAAGGGAGACCAATGCTTATGAGTAATAAGATACTTAATTAGTTGTTGATAATTAGGATTATTTTGATTAGATGGATTAGATACTCTAGCCATGTATGCTATAAGTTGTTCAGCATCGGGTGTAACATGAATTAGTTCTACGTTATGCATACAGTAGTATAAGTTGTGACAAGATTAGTATTTGGATTGGGATGAGTAATAAGTTCTCACGGGATTCATGTCGTTGAATCCTCTTGTTAAAATAAAGTAGAAAGAAAATTAAAGAAAGTGGAGTAGATGAATGAACCAAGAGGGAGATGTTGTCGTTTGGTTTTGGGAGCCTCCTCGCTGTTCATTAGAGGAGTAAAGGGGAGTGAGAGTTTATCTCGAGCTCCCCCTGGAGGTTGGGTCCACCCTTCCCTTCCCCCTTTAGATCCGCCCATAAAGTTAAAATTAGTCTTAAACCCAGTGTAGGTCTTGGATTACACCCAATTAGGGATTGAATTTTTAGAGTTACCTTTAGCTTGTTGTCGTTGTTCTAAATTCATACCTAAAACCATATGATTTGCAGATGCTTGAGGGTCATCAATCATCTCTTCAATCATTGCATTCCATTCCATACGTTTACGTTCTTTAATAGCTTCTTGAGCACTAATACCAAGAGCATCAGTAAAGTATTGAACACCTTGAGCTAAACAATCTAATCTGTCGTCATGTTTAACTGCACCTTTTTCACGACACATTCTAGACATTTGATAGAATAGCATATACATGAGTCGTTTTTCTGGTGCTTCATCTGGATTAGATTTAAAGTCCCATTCAATAACTGATCTATCAATAATTAGTCGATGTTGATTAAGTACAGGTTCAAGGCTTGCGATAATACGGTCTTCTTTACGTACGGTTGCACGGACTTCATCAATATCTATTTGCATCTTTGTTTGTTGGATATGTTTTCTGAATAATTCAGATACGATACCATCACCAAAGTTTGTTTCAATAACAAGTTTAGTTGCTTTATATTTTTTACAACCTTTTAGAATATCCAGGAGCGTGTTGTCGCTGTAGCCATCTCTGTAAGATCGCATCTCGTGCAAGTACAAGAAACCGTTTCGTTGTGAGATATAAGCTGCTGCTGTTTCATCTGTTCCTCTACCCGACGGATCAACGCTGCAGATTGTTTCGGAGTAGGGATCCCAATCTCCTTGGAGCTGCATTGGACTGTAGAAATAATCTCCAGGTAAACCAACAGTGGGGAGGTCTTTGATGACATTTTTGGGATCGGAGCACCAAACGACGGATTCGGGAGCAGATTCAGGGTTAACAGAGGTAACGATAAGATCAGAGCATTTAAGTGGGAATTTGTCAGCATCGGAAAGACTAGTATCTAACATGAACTGCAACATAAAGTTGCTACGACCCATTGATGCTTCACGTTCAATCAGGTCTTCATTATCAAAACGATCAGGATCGGTCACATCCCATTTCTCAGCACCACTATCTAAATCTTCAACCAGTTGAGGCGCTAGAAGGCCTTCATACTGGCTAACCTTCCTCGGATACCTAGCAGGCCAAACAAAGGGCTTGTAGGACCTCTCAGCTAGCTTACGATAAACAGTAAAGGTTGTCTGTGGTGTACCAAGGTACATAATACGTGAATCATCTTTTGGAGTTAGGATAGATTCAGCTTCTGTACAAAGTTGAAGCAGTTTTTCTCTCATAAATTCTGTCATTGAGTTACCAGGAACTTCAATGTCATCAAGAATCATTAGGTCAGCACGAGAACCTGTAAGCTGACCAGTAATACCCACTGATTTAACAGAAGGGGCTTGGTGAGGGGCGCAATTAATATCAAATGACACACGAGACCAGCGGGAGTCATCAGATTTAGGGCGCATATGAGCCAACCAGGGAGTTTCAATGATTAATTTCTGTAAGAAGATTGACATGTTATCGGCACGTTCTTTAGATGCCGAGATAATCATTATTTTCTTTTCACTGTTATTAAAAAGAGTCCACAATACAAAAGCACCAGTAATCCAAGATTTACCGACTCCTCGGAATGCTTGGATTTGTAAACGTTTTGGACCGTGTTGTAGGTAGTCTGCAATAGCGTATTGTGCACGGGTAGGATTAGGTAAATCAAGCTGTGCCCACAAAGCCTGTAGGAACAGCTTGAAATCGTCTCTAAGGAGGTCTAACGTGTTCATTGATTAGTTTACTCCTAGCATTTCAGACAAACCAAATTCAGGAAGTGTTACTTTGACACCACCAAATCCAAATGAAAGACGACCACCACGTTGACGTGCTTCTTGTGCCCTACGTTCTGCTTCTAATCTTTGTCTATTCATTTCTGGATCAATAGGTGCATTACCTGCAGACCTACCTAATGTAGGACTAACAGGACCAAGGCTAGCAGCAATAGCAGCTCCAGGGGCTTCAGCAAGTACTTCTGTAGCACCCTTTTCACCTTTAGTACCAACTCTAGCTATAACTTCAGGAATTGTTGCAGCACTACTTACAATACCAGCACCTTGTAAAACAGGCGCAGCCATGCCAGCAACATTAGCACCAAGTTTAGGTAAAACACGTTGAGCAACTTGTGAAATTGCTTCACCAGCAAGCATTTCTGTTCCTGCTAATTGTACAGCTCCAGCGTAATCACCTGCTGCAAGTTTACCCATAGCTTCAGGATTACTAATAAGCCCAGCAAGAGCGCCACCACCTTGAGCATAAAATTTAGCCGCACCTCCCTGTATAACAAGAGGTTTGTAAAATTTACGAATAGCAGCCTGTACCTGATCACTTTTAGCAGTAAAAAGGTTTCTACGTACAGCTAATTCTTCAGCAGATTCAAGACCTGTATATTTACTGCCAGCAATAACATCTAATTCATCCATCAAAGGTTGTAACGCTTTAATAGCATTTAAACCTTCAGTACGTTGAATATCCATTTGAGGAGCCATACCCTCAACAGCTTCCTGCCAAGTTGTTGCACCTGGAATATCACCAGTAACAAGTTTACCTGTTGTAGTATGAGCTTTAGGTAGGCTAAGTTCTTTAGCTTGTTTAACACCTAATTCTGCAGCTGCAGCACCTTCAACTCCTTTTAAAGCATCACTTTTAAGGTGTCCAGCTCTAAACAAGCTTTTAAGATTTTCAGGTACGTTACCCCAAGGTCCGAATAACTCTCTTAAAGCGGTTCGAGCTTGTTGTCGGTTAGCTTGACTTAATTTTCTAAGGGTATCACCACCTGTACGTTGTGCGTAAAAATGGTGAATAACATCAGACATAAGCTGTTTACGTGACATAGGGGTGCCACGACTGCTTTCATCTAACAAATTAGATTCAATACTACGAATAGCTTGTACTAATTGTTTGCCAGTCATGTTTTTTGATCTAGCCATGTCAAGAAGCTCACCATAAGCTTCGGGATTAGCAACTAACTCACCTGAAAACCTTCTAGTACGTTTAAGTTCAGTAGCCTCAGGTTTCAATGTAGCTTCGTAGTCATTAATTAAATTTACTGCCCATTCTTCTAGTTGAGCTAGTTCTCTATCCATTAAGTAATATACTCCATAATTAATTTTTCACGGAGTCTATTAACTCCAAAAGTTTGTCTCATAAATGAGAGCCAGTTGTTACTTCCTTTACTCTGATTACATTTTTGGCAAGCTGGTACGAGGTTACTAGTGAGATTTTCTCCGCCCATAGACTTAGGGCGAACATGGTCAAGAGTAAGTTCGTTAATGTCATAAGTTTCTCCACAATAGACACAAGTACAATCAAAATGTTCCTTAATAGAGCGCCTCCACAGGCGCTTAGCTTCTGGAGAGGTCATGGCTATTAAGTTAGAGAGATAGTAATCAGGGGAAGGAAGTAAGGGGGTCATGCTTTTCCTTTTCGAGCGCGGTTTTTAGATGCTTTTTCAAGAAATGTTGATCCATTTTTACGATGTGATACATCTTTACCGTCACCATTACCATAGGTACCACGTTTACGGTTTTCTTGATTTAGTTTTGTACGCTTTTTAATTTGTAATGAACTAGCATCATATTTCTTTTGGTATGATTTATAGTTACCGTTAGCGTATTTAGGTCCGCTGTAGTCAGAGTTTCGTGCCATAAAGTTTACGTTGAACAAGTTCTGGATCAACAGTTGGCATTACTGCCGCAAGTTTATCAAGTGGGTTACCATCATAGGCAACACCACTAATGTCATTTGTTTTAAGCCAGTCACAAGCTGCCTTAAGATCTGCTGTAGTGGCTTCACCAGATTTAATACGAGC